CGAGAATGAATTGCTAGATCGATGCCATATAGAATTTTGTCCAATAGTGTCATTCAGATTGTTTTCGGGAGCAGTTGAGATGACATTAGTATATGGTAAAAAGTAATACTTATTTGGATCATTGCTAGGAGAACTGGAATCTTGACTACAATAAACATTAGCAACGACTTGTCCATTAGCAGTTTTATCAAATAGATAACGTTGTGTGCCAATACGCATTCCATAAGCTTGATTCCAGAAAGATGGGAATTGTTTAGTCTGAATAAAAGGAATGCTATAGATTTTGTAGACACCGCCTCCGGTATAAGTACCAACAGCAGGATTATTTATAGTGAATGTATTTTGTGTTATTGTTGATACTTGCTGAATAGTGCCGTTAAGATTTGTAGACCCAGTAGTTCCAGATATCATGATATATTGGCCATCCACAAGTCCATGATCCGGCGAGGTAATAGTTATTCCTGACATTGCAGTAATAACTTGAGAATTTGATTGTGTAGTGCCAAGACCGATCTCTAAAACAAAGCCATGTTGATTTCCACCGACGATAGTTGGGAAAACAGCTTCATCACCCCCAACCTCCCATGGATCAGACCAATCAGCCCATGTGGGATAAATAGTATCAATATTAGACCAAGTTCTAAATGTGGATCTCCGGAATGTTCCGTAAGTTGTATAAGACTCTTGAAATATTGCCCAGTTATTTTCTCGATAGTTATATAAAAGAGTTTGACTTGGGAAAACAGCAGTTGTATTAGTTGTTGGGCAATATGTGAAATAAACCCATTCCTTTTGATAATCTCTAACTGCACATACTCTATCATCATCATTATCGTTAATAGATATAGAAAAGACTTGGTCGGGAATTTGAAGATCAACACGTTCAGAATTTGATGAAGTAGTGGTTACTATCCCATAGCTACCAATTGAGAGATCTCCTTGATCAAATGTAATTGCTGAATAAGTGGCAAAAGTTCCAAGATCTGAATTAATTGTTTGGAATACAAATGGCAAGCTATCATCGCCGGTTGGTATTAATTTTAATTTCTGGAATTCAAATCCACATATTAATATATCTTTATTTTGAGTAACACTAATTACTTGTTGATCTAGCGGTGCTGTAAGAAATCCGCCAAATCCTGCCACGTCTTGAAACCACGCTTGCGGCACAGGAGCAGTTGAAGAAATATTAAAAGGAAGTGGCAGTGAATAGAACGGACTGCCAACTTCACAATAAACAACTCTATTGGGATAAAATTGAGCTCCTGGAGAAGCGGCAGATGTCCTTAACCATACTCCAAAAAAAAGCAATCTATTCTTGAATACGATTATTAAATCGGCACCAACCAGATATTGTGGACTAGCAGCACTACTTAATGGAGGAGCAAAATTTACCCATCCAAAATCGGAACTTACTGTCGGATCTCCATCGTACCAACGAATTCCATCTTCCCCAGGTATTGCATTTGTCATTAATTGTGCAATTCCGGTGCCGGCAACAGTCTGATTGCCAACAAATGTTACGACGTAATTTCCATTAACAGCATCCGCAGCATTACTAACGGTTCCATTTTTTAAATTAATAGTTGATCCGCCAGTGCTCCATTCATTGAACCATAAGATGTCGCCAACAATAAGACTTGTAAAATTAACGCCTCCGCTCTTGAAGTTGAATGTAATCGCTGCTGTTCCTGAACCGGCCGTATAAGTTCCATTAACGAAGTGGAATCCAGGTTTTCCATTAGTTGCCCACATACATCCCGAAGCATTCGCCGTATCAATAGTGGTAGTTCCTAGATAGTTATTAGTC